AACTAATGCTGGTGTTGACAAGCGTCTAGTCAGACTACCTCGTGGTTTTGAGACTAACAGACCATACTATGTAATTGCTCCTGGCAGAGATACATATCCAAATTCGTTTAATAATACTTCAGAGTTCGATAATAGTGCAGGCACCAAGTTGCTGCTTGCTGCTACTAAAGAAAATGCTGCTGCTGGTATCTATATCTACTCTTCTGAAACAGAGAGTATGAGTCCTGACGTTGAACTATTGGTTCAGCAACAGATTCTTGACGAGAATTATGACTTGCACAGATATGTTTGTAATGTCTCTGGCATTTACATCGAAACAGATATTCCGCACACATTCGACGTACCTGTACCAAATGTCCCAGCACAAACCATCTTCTTCGCTACATCTGGTGATGCAAGTTCTCAACTACCGACTATTTCGGGTGCTGGTGATGTGGCAACAGATGTGTATTACTTCCCACGTTTTATCTCCAAGACGAAGTTTAGCGTTCACACCACCCAAGCAGATGCTCAAGCTGGTACAAACGCTGTCATATTTACTGCAAATAGCGGAAGCGATTTTGTTGTCTATGGAAACAAAAAGACTTCCCCCCTCAAGTACGACCCAGTTGACTTCCAGAGATGGTATCTAAATGTCAAGGATGAGTCTTCAGGTGGTACTGATCCTAATGCTATCCTGACTAGATTCCATGCTACTGACTTTGTAGATGGTACTGGTAATCTATTCACTCCAGATACTTACTATGAAAGAATTGAGGATAACAGATCTGCTCTTGATAGAATCTATCGCTTGCGTTATGTTCTTCCACAGTATCTACAGACAGTTCGTGAACCACTCAATGGTTATGTTATTAAGTCAAGAACTGATGATAGAAGACGCCTGAAGGCACAGAGGTTCTATCTAGAACCCTTCAGCAACGGCGCACCAGCGGTTGCACAGTTCTTTAACCCTGCGAGACCTACCGAGCAATTGGGACTGTCTCTGGCGGATCTGGACGCTGCTAGCGTTGATATTAGTGGTGGATTCTATGATCCATACGAAAATCCACTACAAGTTGAGTTTGAGTCCAAGATTGCGACTACAATTCAGTCTGCTAAAACTATTTCTGTTGATCCTCAAGGAACAGGAACTGAAGTAGACAGACTTGAGTTGACTGTATTTGATCATACAATTATCAACCAGCAACTGAAGAATGAAATCTTCACTGTTATTGAGATTGGATCTCCACAAGGTGCAGGCATCCAAACCAGCATTTACAATAGTAATACCGACAACTATATCAGTTGGACTGGTTATTGCTCTGGATCTGGTTATGTTCATGCATACTATCAAGCTGATGCAACAGCATTTGTTATCCTGAAGAACATCACTGGTAAGATTGATTTTAATGTCTATAGTCCTACTAACTTTGTTCAGAACAACGGAACGTTCTTCAATCTAACTGGACAACCTGATGCATATCCCACTTCTCTTTCTAGATCGGACAGAAAAAATTTCCTGTATAGAATTGAGGGTGCTAACGTTTATACCGCAGTTCCTGGTGATAAGATCACCACACCTGGTGGCGACACATATACTATTTCTAGACTCGAAGATGTTCCTGATATTGATGATACCTTCTACATCTTCAATATTGAGACTATTCAAGATCAGATTCCTCTTCAGCAAGATGGTATCTACTATCTGACTGCTGTTCGTGGTAATATCTCTCCATATCCTTTGGGTGCTGGTGTTGGTACTAACTTCCACTACTACAGGTTCTCTCAACCTATTTCTAATCTGTATCCTCTGGATTATAAGAATGATCCACTGTGGTTCCAGGTCAGTCTTACCACTGGAACTAGAGATCTAACTATTCTTGATCCCCCAGCATCAGCAGCTGCTGCAGATAACTACGTTCATGGTCTTGTTACTCTTAACGACTACAAGTTTAGTGAAACAAAAGAAGCAGTTGTTGACCTGACTAGAACTTCACCTTTTGCTGCTTATGAGTTTACTAATAATACAAGCAACCTGAATAGTATAATTCTAGACAATAGAATTCAAGCACAGGAAGGTAATGCATCTGTAGGTTCCGAGAACAGACAGATTCCTATCTCTGGTGACTCTGTATATCCTCTGGAGAAGAGATTCTATACAGAACTTCGTAGACCATCTATCGCAAGATCTGGTAACCACACATTTGAGTATCTTGGATTCGGTCCTGGTAACTACTCAACTGGTTTCCCACTTCGTCAGGAAGTTGTTCTATCTGATAAGCAAGACTTCTACGCACAAGCAAAACGTGAAGACGGCGGTATTGTCTTCTACACGGGTCTAAACTCTAACGGTGACCTCTATATTGGTAATCGTAAGATCAACGCTATTACAGGCGAAGAGACGTTCCTTGAGCAGGCAGTTCTTGAGGATAGTGGTGATGACGATGAAGGAATCGGCGCACTAGTTACTACTTTCGACACAGCAGTTACTTTCAATGATAAGGTAACCATCGAAGGTGATACCTTCCTCAACAATCCTGTTACGATTAACGTCGATCCTCTGGAAGGCGATGCACTTCGTATTCTATCTCTGGTTGACACTGGTGATGATCCTACACAAGACAGATCTTCCTTCAGAGATACAAGAGATGGTGACATTATTCTCACCAAGAACCAGATTGAAGCTGCGGTTTACAAGTTTAACCCACGCGGTAATGTAAATGATCCTGGTCAAGTTTATACCTGGAGAACACATTACACTGGTGGTCTTCCTTCTAATGCTTCTCCTGATAACACTGGTCTTCTAGCAGATGGTCAAGGTGGTACTGCCTTCTATACTCTACAGAGTATTACTTATGGATCTTCTATCCTACCTGCAGCTGGTGATGTTCTATACAAGGGTCTAGAAGTTGGTAGTAGCGGTTCAATGGGTTGGGTTTACTCCAACTTCTTTACTGAACTAGGTGATCTACAGATCTTCTCTATTGCCTCTAACAATACAGCAGAACTTACAATCACATGGGCTGCTGGTCTAGACAACAACGGACTAGGAATTAGAGTTGGTGAAAATCTACGTATCTCTAACTTCAGTAACTCGTTCTTGAATGGTACATGGGCAGTTCTTGCTGGTGGATTCTCTGGAACAGGTAACACTTGTACAATCAGAATCTTCAATGAGATTGCACAGAACACCTACGCATGGGCAGATGAAGGTCCTGGTGCGAAGATGGAAATCTCCAAGTCCAGATGGAAGGAGACTGGTATCATCGGTGCTGAAGCACTTCGCACAAGAACTGAAGTACCTGGTGATTACAGACTGGGTATCAACACCATCGGCAGAATGGCGAAGGAAGGTGTACTCACAGCTTCTGTAAGTGCTGAAACAGATCCAAGATCTAACTTGGATGTTGTTGGTAACGCATTCATCAGTGGTAAGAATTTAGTATCCTATGATGCTGTTGGTGCAGTAACTGCAAACAACTACCTAGCAGAACCTTCTGTTGGTAAGACATACTTTGCACTCACTAATGCATTCTTGGTTGGTGGTGACAGTTCTGATCCTGATGATTTTGCTACTCTTCGTGTTGCAACTTCTGATCTAGCAGTTGCTAATCAATCGTCAACATATAGAGCAGGTGGTCGCGTTGGTATTAACACCAGCATTGGACTGGATGCATCTACTGAACTTGATAAGAACTTCGTTGTAATCGGTGATTCCAGATTTACTGGAAATGTACAGATTCAGGATGACTTGAGTGTAGATGGTGGAGACATCAACTCTACTTCAGAAACATTCAGGTTCCTAACTGATAACGTTGACTTCCTGATTGCTGCAAGTGATACCGAATCGTTTAACATCGGTAACAACACTACAAGTGATCAACTCATCAACATTGGTAACAATGTTTCTGATGCTTCTTCTCACACATTGAGAGTTGGTGCTAACGCTGGTGTCACTACATTTGAAGTTCATAAGCGTTCTACTAACGCATTTGTTGATATCGCATCAGTAGAGGATGTAGTAGGTTCTGCCTGTTCGATCAAGATTGGTGGTGCTGCTCCTAACCTGAACTCTCAAACCTTAATTGGTACGTATCAGACTAGATTGAATGGTACTCTGGAAGTTGGCGCTTTCGCTGGTACATCTAGCACTAGAATCTTCACCACTGCAGCTACACTGAATATTGGTGACGGACAGAACACTACAAGAGTTACTATTGGTGCTAACTCTTCTACGGTAGACATCGCAGCACTTGGTGGTCGCACCACGATTAGAAACTCGCTACTTGTTCAGGGTAGCACCACATCCAACTCCACCATTAAATTGTCTGGTGGTCTGAATGCTGGTATTATTGCAATTGATAGAGCAAGATTCGGCACTTCTCCATCAGAGCACATCGTTGGATCTCTCGACAATCCTAACATCACGTTCCTCAAGTATATCCAGCTTGGTAGACAAATTGATACCGCTGGTGTTGGACCTTGGGGTGGTGATCAGTACCTCCTATCTGGTGGTCAGGTTGCTGCAATTGACAACATTACTCCAGAATCGAGTGCAACATGGGTTGCTAACGAGACCTATTCGTTCATCACACCTACTGGTGGTACAGGTAGCGGTGCTCTGTTTACTGTTCAGGTTCTATCTGACGGTACAGCAGACATTACTCTAGTATCTCCTGGTTCTGGTTACTCTGACAACGATCTGCTGACTATTGAAGCAGCGAAACTGGGTAACTCTGGTGGTGCTGATCTATCATTCAGAGTTAATGGAACTAATGATTCTGGTAACGTATACTTACTACCTATCACTAAACCATCTGTCAATGATTTCCAGATTGGTGATCTACTGTTTATCGAGAGAGCAGTAGAAGTAGCTGGACAGGATACAAACATCTCTCCTGTTGGTGAGGAATACAGTGAACTTCTTGAGGTTGCTGGTCTTACCAATATCACTGACCCTGCTGATCCTCTTGGTTTCAGAATCTTGGTTACTCGTGCTAAAGATGGTACAACTGCAAGACAGGATCACCCAGATAATGTAATCATCTCCAAGTTTGATAAGCAACTCAATGCTTCGTTTATCACTGGATTTGACTTTGATAACAATGGAACTCTAGATCCTACATCTAGTGTTACGATTAACGATAATGCCGTTCTAACAATCGTTGCTGATGGCACTGATATCGTTACCATCAATTGGAATAACGAGACTAACACTAGTGTTGGTGCTGATTACGGTGAGTTTATTACAATCGCTGGATCAGACATTGTTGGTCTGAATGGTACATGGCCAATTCAAGGTGGTATCAGTGGTCCTGCATCTAGTCTAGAGATTAAGACAAGTCAATATGTTTCGACAGGAACTTACATCTGGTCTGATCAGGCTGCAGCAGCTGAAGTTAAGATCAATAGTGGTGCTGGTCTACTAGCAGATTCGGCATCTGTTAGAATTGGCGTTGCAGAATTTGGTGGTGTTCTAACTACCAGCGATTACCTGCTCCTATCTGATTCTGAAATCGTTAAGGTTGATGCTTTGGTATCTACTGACATTCAGTCTCTGGTTGTCACTGACGGTGGTGATCCTGAAGTCGAAGTATTTAAGGTTGAGTCTACAACTGGTAATACCTTCGTTGGTAACACACTATCAGTTGGACAAGGATTTAATAAGTTCATTGTTGATGGTGGAACTGGCGATACCGTAACTCAAGGAAAACTAACCACTAACAATGATCTAACCGTAAGAGGATCTGTTGTAGAACTTACCCAGTTCTTCACCTTAACCAACGGTGGTTCATCTGGTATTGCTGAAAGAAACACACTTCGTGTTGATACTGCAACTGGTGATCTGGAAATCTATGGTGGTGACTTCAATATCTTCGGACCTGATGGTACTACACCACGTCTACAGTTCAACAATTCTTCAGGTGACTTCACTACCTTCGGTTCATTCTCTGCTCTGGGAACTGGAACATCTGTATTTGGTGGTAGTATCCTTGCTAGTGGTGATCTTACCGTCAACGGTGGTGATCTAACGGTTAACTCTGGTGGCACTGAAGTCTTCGGTGTTGATGAAGATGGCGCGGTTACTGTCGCTGGTATCTCCAACTACTTCTCACAAACTGGTGGTCGTAAGTGGGTCTATAGCGATTCGTTTGATGTTGATGCAGAAGCAAATACAAACTACTTCCTCAATGTCTCTCAAAATACGGTCGTTAAATTGCCTTCAGGAGCTTTGATTGGTGACATGATTAGAATCGTTGATATCGGCGGTCTACTTACTTACAACCTCTCGCTGATTGTAAGAGCACCGTCTACGATTAAAGTTCAAAATGCAGGTGATAATACAGGCACCACTCTACTAACGGGTAATACTGCTGACCTAAATGGTTATGATGGTGGAGAACTAGTTGTTCAAACACCTAACGCTGGATTCGCACTAGTATTTGCTGGTACAACTGATCCAGATGGTAATACCGCAGTTCCGATAGGAAAAGACGGATGGTTCTTAATCGAGGTTTGATTTAATGTTCTACCAGGAGTCAAAAACAGCAAGAGCGGCAGTGGTTGGAACCATTATGCCATGGACGGGGGGATTGTCAAACATCCCTCCTGGATGGGTGCTATGTAGTGGCGGTGTTGTAGATGCTGCAGATTATCCATTACTTACACAAGCAGTTGGTAATACATATGATGCTTTAGGTGGATCTATTACAGGAAATTTTCCAAATTATACTGGGACAATTAAACTTCCTGATTTGAATGAAAAAGCTTTGATGGATATTGAAACTTCTTACTTTGCTGCCAGAGTATCTGGTGGCACTGGTAGGGATGCAGATATAGATCCTGATGCGCTTACTATTATGTCACCAATTATCGGTGACCATGAGGATAATGGTATTACCACTATCTTTACAAATGTTACCATCGATGTTATCTTCAATATCAATGCAGATGACAGAACTGGATACCAAGGAAAAATTACAGGCAACACAAAGGAAGATGGAGAAGGTGTTGCTACAATTTATACTGGTCCTAGAAAATTAGGAAGAAAGCACGTTAAGAGACATAATCACCCAGGAACATATCCAACGTTGGAGGTTCAGAATCCACAACTACCTGGAGATGGTGTTGCTGGTTATGAAAATATTGCATACACTTTATATCACTCGCACGTTGATAATGAGGGTGGTGGATCTACAGGTGATACTTACTACTTTGGTTGGTCTGCTGATAGTGCTGGTGATGGTTCGGCAGGTAATGTTACTGCTGCTCCTGGTCTAGCAGCTGGTAATGTAACTGGTAGTACAACTCCAGCTGGATCAGAACTTGATTATATGTTTACTTGGCCAGCAGCTAATGATACAATACCATCTGGATATAATGGAGGATCGCAGGGTGTTGTTGTAGCACATGTGAGATCGGAGAACCCTCCCGTTAACATGAAACCCCAATCCGTACTAGGATCTCCAATTTCGAGTCAATTTGTTGTAACTAATTTAAGACCTGAAGGACCATTTTTGGATGATACTAGAGCGGTTCCAGCTGCAGCTCGGGGTGGTAGTTTTAATATTCCTGGTGGTGTTAAGAACTACTATGATTCTTCAAATCAAACCGCATCACAAGTTCGCGCTACGATGATGAGTCATGCTGGAACTGATTTTACTTCTACTGATCCTGGTGGTGATTTCATTGAAGCACACGATCATGGTGAGTTTGATGTGGTATTTGACTCTAGTGGATTGAGACCTGCATCTAGCATTATCACTGACGTTAACTTACCTGGTACAGTCAATTTAGATAATACACAGAATGAGAGAGCATTGCAAATAGACATGAACATCTCACAACCAACACTTTCCTGTATATACATCATCAGAGCATACTAAAATGGCAAAGTCAATATCTACTAATTATGCTAGGCAGAAAGCGCATTGGGGTGGTGTTCCTGGAACTATTCAGATGCATACTGTTTATGGAATGGGATTCAATAATGATCCTAGTACAGCAGTATTCAAAGATAATATGCCTGGTGGATTTTTGAGATGTGATGGATCTATTTTAAATGCAAAAGATTATCTTTTACTGTCTAGAATTTTGGGTGTAGGAACTGAATGTAGATTTGCAAAAGAAAATGCAGTTCTACGTGATCCAGATACTGAAACAGGAGATCTTGGATCATTTCAGATACCTGACCTAGGATCTAAAGTTATCATCGGTGGTAGAGGATCTGGTGAGTATCGTGATACAACAATGGAGAACAAACCCAACCAGAATAAGGTTGGTGTTGAAGTAACTCCACAGACACCTCTTGGTGAAAGACTATTTGTAAATTATGTCTCTAATACTGGTGATGGCATGAAACTTACTTCGCAAACATCTATTCCTTTTAGAGGTAATATCAAGTACACCATGGACTCTTATGTTTCGCCAGAGATTCTTTCTATTGAACAGTATCAAGCACATCAACATGAGGCTGACTCACATGTTCTAAACACCACAGCGTCTCAATATCGTATTGATGGTGATGGATTGACTGGTGACTCTGATACAGCATATAGTGCAAACGTAGAAGCAGAAAATATTTTGGATGAAACTCAACCAAACGTTCAAAGAGGTTCATCTAGTCACGATCACAGAATTTCAAAACCTTTTACTTATGCTCAAAACTTCAGTTATGCATTCCCTGCTGCTAATATTCCACTAGATGATATGGAATCATACATCGATGTTGACACAACTAATTTAGA